CGGGCCTTTCTCGCCCACCGGGCCTTTCGGCCCAGGTTCGCCGGTCGGGCCTTTCTCGCCCACCGGGCCTTTCGGCCCAGGTTCGCCGGTCGGGCCTTTCGGCCCAGGTTCGGGTGGGGCAGGTGTTGCCGCGATCGATGATGGGGACTCGTCAACCAACATGTTCGTGAGATCCATCGTCTCGCCGGGGGTCAGCTCGACAACCGCTGCTCGATACGCCGCGAATTTGCCGTGCTCGTCGTACAATTCAGCGACGGCGGTGTATGACCACTTGCTGGGGGTCAACCCTGTCTGGGGGGTCAGAAGCTGAATCCCTTCGGTACCGCCCTCGACTGAGTCCATGAGGACGCCGTTCACGACATACCCCACTCGCTCGACCGGGGTGTACACTGCATCTTGGCTCTTAACAGAGGTGGATGGGGTGAACACAACCCGCCCATTCATAGGTAGGGGTGCCTGAGAAAGTGACTGCTGCGTGAAGAACTTCGCGGTCACTTTTGTGTACTGTGTATTCTCCATTTGGTGCCCTTACGCCTGTGGCTTGGCGGCTTCGAGGGCCGCGATTCGCTTGTCCAGTGCAGTGAGTGTACCCCCCGGCCGGGTGGTGAACTCGTATTTGTCGACCTGGACTCGAACATTGTCACCCTGCGGTGATTTCTCTGCCCGCACCGGCGCGGTGAACCCCGCCGGGGGTGTGATGCCAATGCTGCGGCACGCGTGGATGTCGAGGCCCTTGTACCAGCCCTCGATGTAGTAGCTCCATCGTGCACCGGCCCCTCGGTTGCCGACCTTCTGCGAGAGGCACCCGACCAAGGTCGTGCCGTCAGTACCTTCGTTCGCGATATAGAAATCTGCCGCGTCGCCCTCTTTCGCCGGGGTCTGCACCGTGCCGCTGTAGGACGACGATTCTGCCCGACACCCGATGAACTGGCTCTGCCCCCAGTGGATGAGGTACCCGTGGCCCCCATTTTCTTGGGCCAGGCACCCAACGAAGATACATTTCGTGCCCTTGATGTAGAACCCGGCCCCGTCTTTCTGCTGAGCGCGGTCGGCTGAGCTGGGTGCACCCGCTGTGGTGTCTGCACCCTCGGCTGCAGTGCTGGGTAGGGCATAGATCGACTGCCACGGTGCACTTCGGTGGGTGTACCATACGCGGCAGTGGCTGAAGGTGCACTGTGATGTGTAGACCTCCAGGCCAGCGTACCCAGATTTCGATTGGTTCGCCCCGCCGATGTTTAGGCCAAAGAACTGATTGTCCGCCCCGCCGGGGCCGCCGGCCACTTTCGCGGCAAGCTCGGGGTGCCCGGCGGGTTTGCCAACAACCAGACCTGCCTGCAGGGTGTTTCGTATCTTGAGGTTCCAGACATCCATCGCCTGGTCGTCTCGACCAAGAATCGCGGCCCCGGTCTCCATGTCCCAAATCTTGATGTGGTTCAGTGTCGGCGCTGCGTCAGGCTCGGCAGGGTTGTCCCCGAGATCAGTGTTCAGCAGAACCCCACACAGATTCGAGATGGGCGCTTGGTGGTTTCGCCCTGTCTTTCGTGCACGAATCCAGAGGTTCGACACACCGAAGTGGATCATGTTCGGGTCTTGGACTCGAGCGGCCCAGGTGCCCGTGTGAAAAACGCCGGTCTTCTCCGCGATCGGGGTGGTATCGACGGCCACGATCTGGGTCGCGTCGCCATCACCGACAACCTGCACGAAACCCTTCAGCTGGACGAAGGGGTACGACACAGTGTATTGCCCGGCGGGTATTCGGACAGTGCCCCCGCCGGGGTTGGCGGCGGCTTTGTCGATGGCGGCCTGGATCGCACGGGTTGAGTCTTTCGCGCCGGTGGGGTCAGCGCCGAAATCTGGTGAACAGACGTCATAGTTCGCGCCGGTGCCCACTGCCTGAACTGCGAGAACCCCTTTGCCAGTGAAGCGTCCATCAGTGAGGGTTGGTGTGGTAAATCGTGCCATACTATAACCTAACTTTCTACAGTTATCGTGCCGTCGTTATTGTCTGTCACTCGTGCACCGCTGTCGCCCCCGCCGGGGGTGGGTGCGGGGGTGTTTGTACCGCCACCCACAGAGAGCGCCGACAGGTACACCGATCCAGTCGTGACAATGGATCGCTGTGCGTCACGCAGAAAATCCAGGTCATCGAGAGAAACCGCCACGTTGTCGCTGGGGGACACGTCCCTCACGAAAACAGGCAGATCGAGGCGAAGAAGACCTTCTTCGTCGAAAACCATGGGCATGATCGCGTACCGCACCGCCCCGCCGGGGGACGGCTCCAGCGTGACGTCACTGAAGACGCCACGGTTGATTGGGTGGGTGTGCCCCTTCACCGAGCTACCCGGCGGGTAGCTCAGCACGACAACCTGGACTGAACCAGTCAACTCACCCCAACGAAGAGAACTCTTGAGTGTAACAGCCACAGCGACCCCCTAGTACGATACAGTGTAGATTTTGTTGGCGACCCATGACGTGTACGGCACGTGGAGGTACCCGCCCTGGTTGATGTTGACGCGTGCCCCGTCTCGACTGATGAGAGACAGGGTGCCGTCGAAGAAAGAAATACGGCCGGTCATATGATGGATGCCCCGGCCGGTGTCGTAGACCACTGGAAACATCAGCTCGGCGTACTGCACGGTGCGCAGATGTTCGGGGATAAAATACCCCAGCACGTTCCAGTCGCCGCCGATGACGTAGTCGAAAGCAGCGCGCTTGAAGACGAGAGAGCACTCAACCTTGAAGCCCTCGGGCACCGGCGTCAACCAGAAGCCGTACTGGTTCGGTGATCGATCTGAGCGCTCCCAGCCGGGCATGTTCAGTGGCGCGACGGTCTTGGTGCCGAGAACGTGCGCCCACTGTGCGCTATCTTTGCCATTGATGAGAGACGCCCGGTAGATGCTGCGGTCTTTGTTCACATAGGCCATAGTACCAAAAACCTGCTGCTTCGCCGGGGGCAGGCTTGCCGATTCTTGCATGTCGATCATCGGGGCGATGCGCTGAGCATACCCGCGCTTCGTCGCCTGAGAGAGCACCTGTGACGGCTGGCGGTCGACCTCAACGAGTACGACGTGCTTCTTGCCGCCAGTGTTGTCGAGCGCATTCGTGAAGGCCTGGATGCTCACCGGCGCGGTCGCTGCCTTCGCCGGGTCAAAAGTCAGAGTGATGATGTAGGTCGTTGGTTTCGTCACCGGCGGCAGCGAGACACGCACAGGTTTGTAGAGGTGATGATAGAACCCAGCGACAATCGCGTGGGCGTAGCCTGACCCCTCGGGGGGTGAGATGATGCACTGGTCGAGTGCGTCGTCGAAGCGAAATTGATAATTGCCCGTGCCCTCGTCCAGCGTACCGTTGCCGATACCAAGAGTGACAGAGGCCCATTCTTCGGCGGTCAGCGGTGCATTCACCTTGGGGAAGCTGACTTGTGCCTCGTTAGCCATAAGGTCTTTCTCCTAAATAGTCGAGATGTGCGAGATGTCGGTGAACAGCTTGCGCATACGCACGTCGCGTAGATTTTCATCCACAGAGCCGAGAGTCAGCGACACCGACCGGCTCTGGTACCCATCCCACTCGAGCTTTGCCTGGGTGACGGGCAATGTAGCGCGCACACCGGGTGCGAGCACCGCCGTCACCAGATCGCCGAGCTGAAAATCACGCCCAAACTTCAGTCGATCGGTCTCACGAAACTCCAGCTTCAGTGTCTGCTGGGCTTCGCCCTTGGTCAGTTCTTCGTTCGCGGCCTTCTCCAGGTCGGCGGCCTCGTCTGTGTCCCGCCGGTCTTTGAAAACCTCGATTCGTCGACCCCAGGTGTTGGCTCGCGTGCGTGACTCCAGTGTGCGGTTCGCGCCCTCACCCTGCCCGCCAACAACGACTGTCGTGGCCGTCGGGGCACTGTGGGTCAGCTCCCAACCAAGAACCTCGCCGCCCTGAGGGGTGAAAACGACCGACCTGGCGCGAATCGTGGGCTTGCGGACTAGAATCACATAACCCTTCTTGAGGGGCACTGCCTCGAGCACTACGTCGCCTGCAGTGGCCAAATCTTGGCACACCGCGAGCAGGGGCTTCAGTCGGGTCTCGACAGAGACCTCTTTGCCGACATCTTCGTACCGCACCGTCAACCCCGGCGCGCGCCGCTCGGGTAGGGCACCGATGCCTGCGTTCATCTCGATCAAGCCACCGATCACCCGGCCCGCTGAGCCACGCGCCCGGTAGTGAGAAACATCTTGTTCTTTCTCACCCCGGCCGGGGTTGGGGTATGTGACACGGTCGGCGAGGGTCTGTAGGTCACCGACACCGTTCACCACCCACTCGACGATGCCTTTCTCGTTCTTGCGGTGGATCTTCGTGAAATCGCCCGCGAACTCAACGCCGGTGTCTCGACAGACGAGACCCCACGCCGGGTTTATGCGATCGAAGAATTGAGTCGAGAATGGGTCGAGGGTGCCAGTGAATGTCGTGGGGGTGTTTAGGCGAAGAACCGCAGCGAACTTCGTGAACCGCACCTGCCGCGAGAGATTCTTGGATGGGTCGCGCAGAAAAGTAGAAATCATATGCCCCTACCCCTCGTAGCCAGACAAGTACAGCGGCGTGTACGACAACTCGATGCGTGACGTGTCGGTCATGCCCGAACCAGACACGCGAATGCTGGACTCGCCGGGTGGCAGCTGGAACATCTCAGACCCATCACCCAGTCGGGCGTAGAGCGAATCGTCGGCGGGCTGGATCTGACCACCACGAACATACGACAGGCCGCAGGTACCTGTGTTGATCGTGAGAGAATCACCCGGCGCGATTGTGCCTGAGAAACCCAACATGTTGTTGTCGCCGTCTTGGATCTTCAGGTCAGTGATTGGCCCATGCACCGACCAGACCGGCGAGACTGGCCGGTCAGAATAAATCATGACGCGCTTGCCTGTAGCCACCGCAGAGGCGTCCAGAATGATGGGGAAGAACGTGTGGGTCTTCACTTGTTCGCCGCCCGAGATGAAGGGCTTCGAGTTGGTCTGGGTTCGCCACACGAAGACCTCAGTCCAGCCCATCCAGTACGGCGAGAGCGCCACAAGCTTCAGGCCGAAGGTGTACCAGAATTTGCGGTATGTGCTGCCGAAATTACCCTGCAGCCCCTCTTTGTAGAGAACCTCGATGCGCCTAGAGTCTTTATTCTCGGGGGTGATTTCAAGAATGCAGCCGCCCCCGCCGGGGTGAACCATTCGCTGCAGCGCGGCCCAATGCCGCATGACCTCATCTTGGTTCGCGCCCTGAATGTGGAGGGGTAGATAGATCTCGCGTTCTTTCACCCGAGTGCCCTGCAGAACCGAGCCGACCCCGCCGGGGTGCTCCACGGTCTTGTAGTCAAACTCGGGCAAGCCAAACCCCTCCACGCCCTCGAGGAGCGTGAAGGGGGTTTGCCCATTAGAGAACAGCACTATCGGGTCTTCTTGACCTGATGGATCGACCAGGCGCACGATGGGTGCCCGATTAGCCATAATTCAGTGCCTCTTCTTGCCTACGGCGGCGCTCGATTGCCTCGGCCACCTCTTCGGCTGTGTAGCCTTGGACTGTGCCGATTGTCACGCCGCCCTTCTGTATCTTCTCTGTGTTCTCGGCGATCTTGTACATTCGATCCCACTGCGTCGAGGTCAGCACATAGTCTGGATCTCGGCGCTGGTGATCGATCACCTGCACGCCACGCTGGATCACACCGCCCTTGTCGAACAAGTACGGGCGAACACGACCACCATCATGGTACCCATGACCGTGGCCGATGACTCCCAACATATCGCTGTACCCATAGCGGGCCTTGGCGTAGCGCATACCAGCGACGAGGTTCGCCAGTGGGTCAAGTCGGTTATTCGGCAGCGACGGGTCGCGGAAGGCCGCGAAGGTCGCACCGATCACCTGAACCAGACCCATCGCGAGGTCGCCAGTGATCGTGTTGATGTCCACGTACCCGCTCTGGGTCACGTTCGGGTCACCATTCGACTCGGACTGGATCTGCGAGAGCCATGCGTTGACGTACGGCTCTGAGGTCGGCAACCCGGCGATGCCAAGTGCCTGCACCACAGTGTCGCGCCAACGAAGAACGCCACCATTCGAGTCAGCGACCCTCACAGCTTCGCCGTGGTCTTTGCCGTCCTCGTTCTTGCCCTTGAGTGTTTCTTTCACCCAATTCGCCGCGCCGTCAATCATGGTGATCGCGCCGCCACGCATCAGTTCACCTGGGAAACCGAGGTATTTCGACGTGATGCTATCGATGACGCCCTTCAGCGGCTCGATGACGGTGTCGAGAACCTTACCGGCGGCAGACCCAACGAATTCGCGGCCAGCCTTCCACAGGTCAGAGTTGATGACGGCACCGCCGATGGACTCAACAAGACCACCCTCGGCGTACCCGCCGACCCCCGCCGGGAGACGACCCGTTCTGTTTATGTAATCCAGAACCCCGGGATTCTCTTGCTCGAAGCGACGCCGCGATGACTTCTTCACGACAAATTCGTCGGCGTGGACGATGCCCGCCGGTTGGTACTTCGAACCAGGGCCAGTCCACCCGCCGGTCGCCCAACCAGAAAGGTCGATAGTCGGCAACTTGTCAATGTGGAACTTGTCCGCCAGATCGTTGAAGTGGCGGATGAAACCATCATTCACAACGGTCTGCAGAACGAACTTGACCGGGGCCTTGACTACGTCTTGGATCGCCTTCCATGCCTGGTCGATCGCCTTCACAGCTTTATCGAACGCCTGTGGAATCTTGTTCGTAACCCAGTCAGTCAGAGTGTCAAAGACCGGCTTGATCCATTGCTCCCAGCCGGTCTTGATCGTGTTGGAGATGCTGTCCCAAGCGGGCTTGATCCAGTTATCGTACAGATACCTGAAGAACTTGCCCAGGGTGTCGATGGCTAGGTTGAAGGCCGGTAGAATGTTGTTCTGGAACCACTGGTACACAACGTCGATCGCCCGCTGGATCTGATCCCAGACTGGCTTGATGATGTTGTCGTACAGCCACCTGAACGCGTCACCGAAGACCTTCAACGCAAAATCCCAAGCGGGCTTGATGTATGCGTTCCACCAGTCAATCACAAACTGGATGGTCTGCTGGATACTATCCCAGACGGGCTTGATGACGTTCAGGTATACCCAGTTGAATATGTCGCCGTAGGTCTTCAGTGCGAGATTCCAGGCGGGCACCAGTGTATTGTTCCACCAATCCAGCACAAACTGGATCGCGGCCTGGATCCACTGCCACACCGGCTTGATGGCGTTCTCGTACAACCAGACGAATAGGTCCCCATAGGTCTTCATCGCGAAATTCCAGCCGGGGACGAAGACATTGTTCCACCAGTCAAAGACAAACTGGATCGCGGCCTGGATGCCCGCCCAGATTGGTTTGATGATGACTTCGTACAGCCATCCGAACACTGGCGCGAGTACGTTCTGGATCGACCAGACCAACCCATCCCACAGGGTGAGCAGAACCGCAAGAACGACCACGATCGCGGTCTTGATGCCTGTCCACACAGGCACAACGATTGTCTCGTAGAACCAAGTAAAGACAGCGGCGACCACGTCGATAGCGGCCTTGATGAAGGTCGAGATACCCTCGAACACCGGCTTGATGATGTTCTCGTACAACCAGGTGAAGATCTGTCCATATACCTGGAACGCGAACTGCACACGTGGAATGTAGGTGCCAACGAACCAGTCGATGAAGGCACCAATCAGGGACATAATCCAGTCCCATACGGGCTTCACGTAGTCGTTCCACAGACCCATGAACCATTCACCCATGGCCTGCAGCCCGGCGATGATGACTGGCATGACGTTGGCGTTGAACCAGTCAACGAAGCCACGAATCACGTCGCCGATGAAGCTGAACACCCCGTCGACGATATCTCGAAACCAGCCAAAGTTCTGGTACGCCAAGATGACAGCCCCGATGATGAGACCGAAAATGCCCAGCCAAGCAAAGGTCGCCGCTTTAGCCGCGATCTGTGCACGAGTCAGACCAAGAATCGTGCCTGTCTGGATGCCCGTGATGACCTGCCAGGCAGTGGTGGCCGCTGTACCCAAAGCGACTGCAGCGTTATAGACACGAAACGCCGCGACCGCGATCAAGATGCCCTCGGCGAACGGCATCCAGATATTCGCCTTGTCCGCGATAAGGCTGACAAGTTTGCCAACATTCTCGCCCATATCATGGAGAAATTGGTTCGTACCGTCGTCTGGCTTGATCCCAACCAGACCGTCGAAAAAGTCCTTGATGCCGCTCCCAATGTCTTTTAGCACTGGAAATACATCGTCGCGAAGAACAGGCAAAATGGAGTCGATGAAGTACGCCTTGAGCTTCTCATATAGAGTCCGCAGAGCGAAGGCCAGCTGCTCCATCCAGCCAGCGAACCCAGAACTCGTGACGTCACCGTCGAATGCCTTCCATGCCTCGACGAATGCCTTCACCCCGCCGGCTAACGAACCGAAAGCAGGCAGAAGGTTGTTCGCCATGAAGCCGACAATCGCCGACGCGACAGGCAGAAAAGCTTCACCCATGACCGCCGACAGGTCAGCCCACTGGGCCTTCAGCACCTGAGTCTTGTGCTGGAACGTGTCGCTCTCGCGCATGAAGTTGCCCTGCGCGTCAGCCGACTGCTTGAACAACAGCGACTGGACGATGAGCTGTTTCTGCTGCGAATCGAACGCCCCGCCGGTCTTCTGTATGCCGAGGCGCAGGCCCTCTTGGGTCAGGGCCGCATCATTCAGCGAAATGCCGTAGCGCTCGATCGGGTCCATCTCACCACGCAATGCAGCACTCACGGCCTCGATAGCATCTGCGGTCGTACCACCGTACATTGACGCCAGATCGGCGCCAAGCTTGATCAGATCGTTAGTTCGGCTGCCCAGCTCGCTCATCGGCGTGCCAGCGTTCTTCATCATGGACCCCAACACTGACGCGAACTGGTTGTATTCATTCTTCGAGATACCAACCGAGGTCGCAGCAGAATCCGCCCAAGAATGCATCTGTGCAGACGAGTTCTTGAATACAGCGTCGACCGCACCGACCGACTGCTCTAAGTCGCCAGCCTCTTTGATGAAGTTTCGGGTGAGTGCGGACACCTGCTGGATGCCGGCGAAGGCTATAGCCCCACCGATCGCCGCCTTGAACGCGGTACCGAAACGAGAACCTGCCTCACGCCCGCCGGTCTCGGCATGGGTCGAGGCACCAGAGAACATGCCGCGAAAGCTACCAGAAACTTTCTCTTTAAGACCCGACAGGGCCCCTGAGAATCGGTTGGCAGATGAATGCCCCTCAGCTTCGGCGGCAGCCGATGTGCCACGAAAAGCACCAGTCAGAGAGCCACGTATCGAGCTGGCGGCACCAGAGAACGACGACCCCACCGCAGAAGCGGTACGGCCCGCGCCGGTCGCCACAGTCGAAAACGCCCCAGAAAAGTCACCACGAAAAGCAGATGCGGCAGCAGAACCCACACCACTGAAGGCGGTGCGTGTAACCGAGGCCGCCCGGCCCGCGCCGGTGGCGACGGTGTCGTACGCGCCACGGGCCGTCGACCCCAGACGCGACAGCACCCCGCCGGTCTCTCCAGTCGCTCGGGCCACCTGACGCATAGCGTCTGATGCCTGGTTCGCTGGAGCGAAGAGCGCAGTCGATGCGCTTCGAGTCGCGTTGTTCAGGGCCGCCTGGGACGACTTCAGCGCCTCGTTGTGGGCGGCGATCTGTGCGACACCCCGCCGGGAGACCTCAGTGTAGCGTTCTCGCGCCACAGAGAGTCGGTCTTGCGCCGCGAGAATCTGTGACTCGCTCGCGTTGCCGCGCGCCTTCACCTCAGCCAGCCGGGCCTCGGCTATCTCGACCTTGCGTGCCGCTGCAGCCCGCTGTGCCGCCACCCGCTCTGAGGTAGCGGCGAGCTTCTTCTCGGCGGTCTCGACCTTCTCTTGCAGGCCGGTGATGTCTGCGTCGGGTTTCGTTGATCGAATGCCCTCGCGCAGGTTCGAGCCAATGTTCTTGCCTGTGGTGGTCGCGAATTTCTCAGAAGCCCGCAGCTCAGCCCCGATCTGTTTCGCCAGACCTCGGGTCTCAGCAGCGAGCGTGATATACGCGGTGGCTAGCTCGATAGATGCCACAAAGCGGCCCCTTTCTCTTGGATCTAGCGGGTAAGAACAGAAGCGAAGTCTGCGCCGGTGTGCTCATCGATGATCGACACTGTGACTCGGGCGTCCTCAGCGCGACCGATCTTCTTCTCATCCACAATGTCGCGCTCGTCGTACGGTCGCTTGATTCTCTTCGGAAAATCTGACCGCTTCGCGCCAGAGGCATTGCCGCGCTGGACGTTGCCTGTGGCCAAAAGCTCGAGCATTGTGACCAGCTCGTCGTAGCCGGGCAACGACCACACCCACTCTTTCGGGTTCAGGGCACGAGACAGTGGCCCCCATGGGGGTGCACACGAGAGAAGCGATATAACCTCATCCCACGTGTGCACTTCACCGATTGAGTCCCAGCGAATACCCGCCGGGGCAAGCTCGGCGAGCACCGCTTCAGTGTGGGTGTGATATAGCTCGATGGTGGCTAGGATTTTGGGAGGGTTGCTACCTGCCCTGACCCCCACGCATCGATGAAGGCGCGGGTTTCTTCGCCATCGAGGTCAGCAAAAGCCTCGATCTCTTCTTCGGCTACACCAGCAGAGCGAAGCCACTCGTAGAACTCACCGAAGCGGCCCGCGTCCAGAGCGACCGCCAGCTTCTGAGGCATGTTCTTCGCGCTGGGGAAGGTGAACTCTTCTTCGTAGATCGGGGTGGTGAACTTCACCATGGTGTAGCGCTTCTCGCCCTTACGAGTGAAAGTCTTCTTCTTCTTTTTGGCTTTGTCTTTCGCCATCTTTCGGCTCCTCATAGTTGTTGAATTGGTTCGGCTCACGGGTTAGAACCCCGGCGCGAGAGCCGATATCGCGCCGGGGTGGTCTGTAGGTTAAACGCCCAAAGCCAGCTTGGTAGAAGCTAACTTTTCAGGGAGAACGGTGTCTTGGTATTCGTACGCGTTGTTGTCAGCGCTGTCGGGCAGGGCCTCGATGGTCACTTCGTACTTGATGACAGCCGAGTGGACGAACTGCACATCACCAGACACAGAGATCTGCCCAATCGGGATGACCTCGCGAATGAAGGTGTTCTCGTCGAGCATCTCGAGAGTGTAAGTCGCACGGGGCGCGGGCTTCGCGTTGAACTTGATCGCGACCTTGCCGTTGTGCTTGCCCTCTTCGGGAGGGGTGATGGTGACGTTCTCTTCGCCCACAATGGACTTGAGGGTGACTGCTGAAGCGGCCTCCAGGTAAGAGAACTTGTAAGACACCGAGAAGTCCGAACGAACGACCTTAACGACCTGGCCACCCCATGCCTTGATCTTGTCGTCGGAGGCGTCGGTCGTACGAGTCACGCCGTCATCCGAGATAAGGCCCTGAGGCACAAAAGCCGCGTTCAGTCGGGTAGTCGCATCGGTGGGTAGTGGCGTACCAATAGGCGCGCGAGTCACCCCGCCGGTGGACTTAACCGGCTTACCGGTCAGGACCGCTGCGACGCCAGAAAGAGCATCTGACATAGTTTTTCTCCTTAGTTATTCTGTGTGGATGGGCGCAACCACGCCCGATACGTGAAGGTGTAGGCTGGTATACGCCGATCGGCCTCTGGGTTCCACTGTGGAAAATCTCGGTCATCTTGCGGCACAACAGAGCTGTCCGCAGAAGACCATTCTCGCATCAGTGAGAAAACCTCACCAGCGAGACGCTCTGCGTCTTCTCGTGAGGCGGCCCTGATGTCGAACTGGATGAACACCTCAAGAAAGACTTCTTGGAAAAGCACTCGGGAACCGAGATCTTTAACCAAGACACAGGCCTCACGATAGTCGTAAGAATCACTATCGGGTTCGTCCAGAAAGATAGGGCGCTGCAGGTGCTTCACCAAATAGTTTCGGACTGTAACCGTTGGGTCTTGAAAAACAGACATCAGTCACTCGCCCCCTGCCGGATGTTGCGAAGAAGTGTGTTGTGTCGGCGGTTGTCGTATGCCGCGTGGCCCGTCGCCATCACAGACACAGCGCCACGCGGTTTCTCCAGAACAAGGTCGGTCACCCGGTACCCGGTCACCCGCCCGCCCTGAGACGCCGCCTCGGCTATCTTCTTCGCTCGACGCTCCAAATCAGCACGGACAGCTGGCGACTCGCGTAGCCGGCGAAGAGCCTCTTTATTTATCACTAATTTCACGCTCAGCCCCTACGAACCTCGAGTCGAACCTCTGTCCGGAAAGCATCGCCGGTGAAGGCATTCGTGATGCCCCAGCCGACGCCCTTCACAAAACACTCCACCTCGGCCCCCAGCCGGGGGTGGGTGAGTGTAAACTTGTCTTCTGTCGCCACGGCGAAATTCGGCGGCAAGAAGAGCAGCACCTCGGCGTTTGGCCGTACCGTTATACCATCAAGAGAAATGCTGGCGCTCGGGACATCGATGATGAAGTCATCGATGTCCACCGGCGCTGCCCACACACGAGTGGGCTTACCATACCGATCAGCTCCACCGGCCAGCGCCCTGTAATACTTGACAACAGGTTCTGCCTGGGATTGCCCTGGAAACACTACACTTTTCACAGCGGTGCCTCCTTAAGGACGTACGGTGCGAGGGCTTCTTTCTCTGAATCAGACAAAGAGAACCCCAGCACCTCACCGTTCTTCGACAAATAGCCAACGGCCTGTGACCCCGCCCTCTGGTACGAGAGCGGGGCGGCGGGCAGTGAAGACAAACGAGACAGAACACGCTGAAGCACAAGAGAAAGCTCTGGTGCTTCAGCGAACCCATGCTTGAATTCCACGGTGACCGTTCGATCACCCGCCGGGGGTGTACTCTGTGGGTCGAAAGTCAACCACCCGTCGGATGAGAACGTCCACCCGTGCAGCGATTCGCCCTTCACAGAGACCCGCTGGACATCGACCAGCCGAAGAGTTGGGATAAACAACCGACCCGAACCTGAGTAGTCGAAGGTACGAATCTCATTGACTTCTGGAGTGACGTGCCACCCACAATGCGCTCGAATCATCGAGGTCACGGCGGCGTCTTTAGACACCGATTGTGGTAAAGGCGGGTAGCCCATCTTCTCTCCTACTCTCCAGCCTTCTGCTTAGGTTTCGGGCCGGGCTTACGACGGGGGCGCTCTTCTTTCGCCTCCGCCACAGGTTTCTCTGCCTTGTTCGCTGCAGCTGCCGCAGCTGCTTTGTTGCTGCCAACAAGCACAGCACCAATTTCTTCAGCGGTTTCAGGCTTCAGTTGAACGTTGTACTCGATTCCATCGATGGTGACTTTGTACACCTTCATGACTAGCTCCCCAGGGTCAACTCAACGAATGCGTCAGGGCGACGAACAGCCAGAGCCAAGCGCTCTTCGGCCAAGATGGTGAACTGGTTCTTGGTGAAGTCGTTGCCATCGATGTTCGAGGTCTCGACGCGAATGCCGCCCTTGCGGTACACAGTCGCTGCAGCCTTGCCAGCACCGATAAGCACCTTGCCTGCCGGGATGGCAGTGGTCTGGATGGTGTTGAGACCCCACAGCGGCGGGTCCTGAAGAACGCCACCAACGCCATATTGACCGGTGAAGGGGCCCCCAGCGAGGTACTGACCGTTCGAGTCTTTCTTCAGTCGGAAGCGCTCATAATCAGCGGGGTTGATGATAATGCCGTCTGCACGAAGGCCAGTCTTGGTGTAGACCGAGTTCATGGCCTCATACACTGCATCCAGGTTGCCGTCGGCGCTCGCAGAGGTCTTCTTCTGCAGGCCCTCGCGCTTCAGAATACCGCGAAGGTTCTGGCCAGAGCCCTCACCAGACAGCAGCTGTGCCTCTTCGGCGAGCAGCAGCTGGAAGAGAAGGCGGTTGTTGATCTCGGACACCAAGAACTCAGCATCTTCAGCCATCTCCATGGAGAGCTTGATCCAGCCGGCGACCTTCTTCAACACTTCGGTCACCTCGGTGTAGCCGGGCGGGGTCATGCCGGGCTTGTCCCCACCCTCGGCAACCATACCGAAGTCACCGTTGGTCGCCTTGTCCCATGCCTTCTCCACGAAGTACACGATAGCGTTCGAGTTGATGGTGCCCCCACCGAGCCAGCTAGCGATGGTAGGGCGCTGCGTATAAGCGGTGACGATATTTCGATCGATATCGGGGGTCACCAGGTGAGACGCGGTGGCCTGCAGGGTGTCGAGCTTGATGACGTCACCAGCGGCCTTACCACGGTACTCAGGCAGGTCGAAAGCGCCTACTCGGTTGCCAGACTTCAGACGAGTCAGCACACCCGCGCCCTTCGCGCCACGAACAAAGTACTCACCGAGCGACCCCGCCGGGGTGTCTGCGCCTGCAGGCTCGACAGCGGTGCTCGGTACGGGGGTGCCGAGAGACTTCACGAGAGCAGCGGCTTCGCTCGCACTCTTCATGCTAGAAATCAGGTCTTCAGATGCGGACTTCAGGTTCGCGAAATCGTTCTGCTCGTCTTCGGTCAGCGCCTCGCCAGACTCCAGCTTAGCCGACAGCGCCGCGCTCTTCGCGAGCAGTTCTTCACGCTTCTCGTTCAGGTTCATTAGTTATTGCCCTCCATTATGGATAGTCGAATGTTGCATAGTTCCACTTCAGTTGCCATAGCTAGAACACGCGAATTGTCCAGCCCAGCCGCCTTGATGTTGGGGATTTCGCCCTCCTCCACCTCAACTTCGGCTAGATCCTCTTCACTACCATCTTGGGACTCTGAAGGGTCATTATTCTCTGTTTCGTCGAGAGCTGCAGCGCCCCGCCGGGGGGTGTCAGCCTTCACGTCCAAGATCTCTGTCTCTTGATTTGCCCCCACGGGCACGACAGAAACCTCGAAAAGTTTCAATTTGGTCAGAACGGTGATGTCGTTCTTGCCGTCCTCATCGGTGTATGGTGATTCTTCTTCAACAATATACGTGAACGACATCTGGCGCACCAGCTTCTTCTGCAGCATCTGGTACACCTGCTTGCCCATCGGGTTCTCCAGGTCGAGTTGCACCTCGACGAACAGGCCGTGCTCATCTTCTCGTGCTTCTCTCGTCCATCCGATGCAGAACTGAGGGTTGTCCAGGTTGTGGTTCCAGTAGCACGGCACCCCAGCCCCGCCGGGTGCATAATCGTTCAGCGAATCAGCGAAGGCACCAGGCAGAATGATGTCACCGTGCAGGTCAACGTTGTTGAACACCGCTGCATACCCTGTGAAGACCCCCGGGTCTTTCGGTTCTGCGCTCTCTACCGGCTGAACCTCGGTGAGCTCTATGGATTTGCGCTTAATCTTCATCGAGAACCCATTTCTTGTGTAATTCTTCTGCTTTCTGCGCCCATTCTGGGTGATCAACCAGATCAGCGCTCAATTCTCGCGCCAGGCGAGCGTTCAGTCGATCAGATGCGCCCTTCGCGGCGATAACTCGTCGTGCCCGATCGGTGTGTCGGGTCAAGATCGACTTCACGGCCTCTGGGGGCCCGATCTCGTCGGTTATCTCTGGATCTGTTGCATCTTCTTGCTCGATCTCGGCTTCAGGCAGCCTAGCGCCTTCAGACAGGTTCAAGGGCACAATGAGATCGTCCCCGCCGGGGATGGCGGGCAGGTTATTCGCTCGACGTATCTCGTTTCGAGTCATGTATGGTGCGCCAACCGCCGCTGAAGCGACAGCCGCTTGCTCTTCGAAAGATCCACGAAGCTTCTCTTCGATGTTGAACTCCACCATATGGCGGCGGTTATCGACACCGAGCATCGGCAGCAAGAAGACATTAAGCCGTTGCTCGATCATCCGAAGAGTCGGCCCAAGGGTGTTCGTGTAGAGGCTCTTGGAGAATTCTTTCGCGTTGCTGTAGTTCGCGTTGTCCAAGACACCAACCATGACGGGGTTCACCTGGAACACCTGTGCCACAGTGATTATGGAGAGCTTCACAGACTCTGCCCACTGTTCGTCGGCAGAATTGAACTGCGACGACTCGAGACGCATACCTTCTTCGAGAATCGGCGTCCCGCCGGTGCGAGAATTCTCAGCAGTGAACTCTTCGAACATCTTCAAGAAGCGCTTGCGGTCTTGGTTCGTCCAGTGAGGCGCATCGGTCGGTCGAGTGATGTAGTTGCCAACCCGCCCGGCGCGCCGCCAGACCTGTGACCGATGCCGCCGGGCCTGATACTGCTCATCCAAGATGAGGCGAAGAGTTTCAACAACCGAAGAGGTCTTTCCCGCCAGGGGGTTCCACCCCTCGAAGGCCAGAACGTTCTCTGGGGAGAATTTCACCGACTTATCGGGCGAATCGGGAGGGCTTACAACGTACTGCTTAGGCTCCCAATAGGTAGAATAGTCGACTTTTACCCACGACGCTGGAAACGGCTGTATGGCCCACCCAGAGGGCGTCGAGGTCGACTGATAAATGAACCAATACGCCCTATTGTGTAAGGCCAAGTTGCCAATCAGGTCGTACATCAGGTCGAAGGTCGTCATGTGGGAATTCGGCTGGCGAATCGTCTCTGCTACCACCGAATCTCGATCACGCTCGCGATCTTCACCGTTTATGGTGAAGGCGTGGAGCCCTAGTTGGGCTACATTTCGTGCCAAGAAATCAACCACCGTACGTAGATGCGGCTGTGTTCGCCACATCTGCTCTGGGGTGAGGTTTAACGGCTCGGGGGCGGGCCCCCACATAGGGGTTGTAACTACAACTTCACGTCCCATAAAGGTAGTCACCGCACGAGACAGCCCGCCGGTGAGAGCACGGGTTATAACTTCGCCCGCTGTAGCCATAAACTAGGTTCACCTCCACCATTCGTCATATTCTGGGTCTGAATACACAGACCGTTGTTCTTCTTCTGTGTCTTGTAGGCGCAAGAGCCCCCATAGAGCGAAGGTCGCTGCACACAGAGGCGCTATATCGACTGGAGATCGCTCACGGTTCCACGACCAGACGTCGCCATAGTACTTCTTGACCGCTTCTTCCAGCGGTTTTCTGAGAATCGGCTGCTCTCGCCACCTGATCTTGTGTTGCTCGACTCGTTCTGCGAACTGAGCGCACGCTGCAGGTAGGTTCGACGCCTCGCACGGGGTGAAATTCACGCCCTGCCGGGTGAGGGGCTCGCGGTAGCTTGATATCGGCGCGCCCTTGCCCTGGAGCACGATGTCTCGCGGCGTGAAGTTCAGCTGGTTCTCCAGAAAATCTGGTATCCAGTCCATAAAAGGTCGTTTAGTCAACACTTCGACCTGAGGCACACCGTCGGAACGGTAGCCGGCGACCGCCACATAACTCATCTTGCCGTCAGCCGAGGTGTCCACACCAACAACGAGCGGCGAACTGGGGTCGATTTCGCCCGCCGGGTCAAGACACTCGTCCAGGTCTTCTTGCTTGAACGGGCCGTCAGCCGCCATAGCGACGCGCTGGCACAGAACTTCAGCCCTGAACTTGTATTCAGGCACACCCTCTTGGCCCTGGTCGCCAACGAGCGAGACCGTCGCGGCCAACTTTCGCTCTGTTGGTCCGAATGGGTACCCAAGCGAGGGGTTCGCTGCAGCCCAGCCGTCCCTATCGTGGATCGATGCACCTTCAGGCGCTGAGTACTCGAACAGACCGAAAGTTATCTCATTGGACTTAGCCCATTCTTCTGGCGTACCCCCGCCGGCTATGAAGGCGTCGAACTCTTGGATCGACTTTCGTTCTTTGTCTTGGAGGCTGTTGAGCACGACAGACTTCGACTCACCGGCGTTCGAGACCGCGAACACCTGCGAGCTCAGCTTAGCGTTCGTCGTGTTCGTCAACGCCATCCACGGCGACCATTCTTTCTGCTGACGAAGCTCATCGAAGAAGAGATCAGTCACAGAGAACGAGCGACCCCCGTCGTCCGAGGCAGAATCGCATCGATACCGGGCCCCGTTGACGAGCTCGAGGGTCTTCGACCCGTTCGTACCCGTCATACGGGCTACCTGGTCGGCAGCTGGCGAGCGGGCTATCGTCTTGTATGCTTGGTCTTGGATCTCTTCAGCTGCAGCCAGCTTATGTGCGGTGCCGAGAACCAGGGGCGGTTCGCCTTCTGGAGGCTCCCACATGAGCATACGCCAGAGCATTCGGGTCGATGCCAAGAATGACTTGCCGTTCTGGCGGGCGACCAGCAGAAGAACCGTCTCGAAGCGAAGAATAGGCGTAGGGTCTGATGTGTACGACCCTGGCGCCAGTTCGAGAGAATGAATCAAGACCCACTCTTGCCATGGGTGCAGCTTGCGCCCTAGGTCTTCAGTCGCTGTCGCGATCGCCTCGAACCCGAGAGAGGTCTCTGGGGTCAATTCGCGAAGAGGTCGAGTGAAAATACGCGGCTCTGTGTCGCCGCGAAGCTCTCCAGAGTCTGTATACATCGTTATTTCCTACCTGCAACCCCGCGTCGGCGACGTTCTCGACGCTCTCGAATGCGCCGTTCAGACTCGCTCTCTTTAACTTCGGGTTTCGACTCGGGCACCCCCCGCCGGGATTCAGGCGTCAGCCCAAGCTGTTTTAGCAGCTGGATGAGGTGCGAATTCGTCAGATACCTGGATTTCTCCAGCTCGGCGCGAGTGATTCGCCCATCGACGAAGTCTTCTTCCATATTGTCGAGCGATTGTGCCTGTGACAGCAGAAGCTGCTTCGAGAACTCGTCGGCTTCTGTGATCCAGGGGGCTGATTCGAGAGAGGCCCGTACTGCAGTCTCCATAGGGCCCCATATGATGGCAGGTTTCTCTACATCGGGGGACATTTCGGCTCTTTTCACGTTAAATAGTTAATTTAGGGCCTTTAAACGGCCCCTGGGTCATGTTCGGAGGGGGCGGTGGGGAGTGCCCCGGGGTCACCTGGGCCCTATAGATACCTCGTGATCTTGGGCCCCCTCCCCCACTTCTCCACCTGCACTGGCTGTACCACCTGGACGGTCTGTGCCACATGCACCGGCTGTACCACCTGGGCAGGTTCTCCACATCCAGCGGGCTTTAAATTAAAAAGCTTAGGTCAAGTCGGCGCGGGTACCCCCCACCCCCGCCGGGTTAGACCAAGAAGCGGGCGCTCACTGTGCCGAGGGGCAGGTCACCTTTGCCGTCCGAGCGCTTGTTGTTGCAGGCTCGATGGGCGGGCCTGAAGTTCGATGGGTCCTCAGCATACTCAGGGTGAGTCGAGCGAGGGTACGCATGGTCCAGCTCGAAGGCGTCCGAGTTCACGTGACCGGTCACCGGGTCTGAGTGTGGTATGCTGTAGTCGATGGGCTGGCCACACCACCAGCACGGCGCGCCGGCCACCGCGCACTGCTCGAAGAACTCACGTCGCATCTGTAGGTACCGCCTTGTACCATTGCCTGGTGACGACATAGGGTTCTCCTCAAGTGGGTGGTGTATAGGTCTGTATGTAAGGGACGGCCCCCTAGGCAGGTAAGTGGGGCCTAGGGGGCCTACATGGCCGACAGACATACTTTACGCCTGCAATTCAATTATGCTTGACTTGTAACAGAAAAGCAAATCTCACCCCGCCGGGGGCGAGGGTGCGCCCTTGATCTGCTCGATGAGAGAACGCAGTGTCTTCTCCCCAGACCAGACCGAGCGGCACCCCTCGCACCAGACCTCGTACTCTGGCTCAGCTATGGTGCAGAGGCTCTGCTCCCCACAGACAGGGCAGGGCATGGTCGGATGCGAGATAGGCACCCGTGGGTAGAACAGGGTGCTGATGGCCGAGCGCAGGGCTTTCAGGTACCTGATGAACTCGTACACCTGGGCCGTGTGCTCCCAGAAGTCTGGTGCCGAGAACAGCTGGGTGAGCCACCGCGTCCATTCTTCTGGGGTGGTGACCCCGTATTCTTCTCGTAGGTCAAGTACCTCGAGCGAGACCGGGGTGGTGGGGCCGTACCCCGCCGGGGATGGCGCACCCGCCGGGGTGCTGGGCTCGGCAGAGCTGAGCAGTTCGATCAGTGGCGGGTGAGTGGTCGAGGTGTACCGACCCGACGGCAGAAGAGCCAGGTGCTCACGAGAGTGAAGCAGGTCAGCCAGCACGGGCACCAGCTCGTGGGCGAAGGTGTCTGGGATGCAGAAGGCGAACTCACTACTCATCTGTGTGGCCCTTGCCTTTCGCCTTCAGCACGAGAGCCACTACGGCGAGAATGATGGGGGAGAAGATGACGATGGCGAACAGAAGTGGGTGGAGCACGACGCAGAGAACCACGACTGCGACCACGAGCAGTGACACCATGACGCACCCCGGTCGGGGTGGCTGGTTTGGCTGGTTTGGCTGGGTTGAGTTAGCGGTGGTCACCAGAGCCTCCAATCGTGCCACGGGTCTGGCGAGACTGCAGTTTCGCCACGTTGAGGCCTAGAGCCTCGCTGAACGGGTCATCCCCGCCGGGGGCTGCAAGATGCGGGGCGTAGAACGCTAACGCCCTCCAGAGGGACAGCAGAACCGTTCGAGCGATCGACTCGTACGCCGCGTCGTGGGGTAGGCCCTCGGGCGTGGTCGGCAGGTCGTTCTCTCGGTACCGGCAGGTGAACGAGACCAGAGGCTCGATGATGCCGGGCAGTATGACCAAGACAGCCGTCTCTGCCGAGACCTCGTTCTTTCGCAGGTGTTCGGTGAGGACCCCTAGATGGGAGTTGGTGCTGGAGTAGGGGTCATCGATGCCCAGGTCGTGCAGCCAGACTGCAGTGACCCAGGCAACGTCCCCCAGCTCGCACATGCGGTCGTAGTAGTTCGGCCCGGTGCTGTCGCGGTGCTCTTTCGCCAGAACCCCTGCCAGCTCACCTATCTCGGACACGAGGCCCGGTGCGAGGTACTCGAGGGCGTGTGCCGTCGGCAGGGCCGTCTGGAGGGCTGCTTGCTGATACGCGGCCAGCGTCCACCCCCCGCCGGGGTGTGGGGGCTGCGCAGGGGTGAGAAGGGTTGATGGGTTAGCGGACATGGAAGGCACTACCTTTCTTCGATTGATGATGGGGTGGACGGCTCACGACCAGACCCTCGGCTTGAGCAACCATCTTCAGCTGCTCTGGGGTCAGGCCTGTGGCCCGCACGGCTTGAGTGAAGAGGGGGATGCACTCTGTGGCGGGTACCGCACAGAACTGTGCGTTTACACCGAACAGAATCTCACCCCGACCATTAGCGGCTACAGTCAAGACATCACCGTGAGAATCAGTGAACCTAAAGACCTCAGGTCCAGGTGCCGACTTCGCGAGACGCCGACGAAGCTGCTGGAGCAAAACAAAACTCATACAACTATTATTTATCCGGCAGGGTTTTTATTTTGTGTGACTAATAATCTAGTGAGTCATGAAGCGCCGCGACCCCCGCCGGGGGGAGAAAAGGCGGCGCGCGCGGGTTGAAGGGTAGTTTGGCGTCGTTTGGCGTCGTTTGACGTTGCTGTATGTGTGTATTGAGTCGTTTGGTGTTTCTATATTGAGAATTGAGTCGTTTGGTGTTACTGTAACGAGAAGTTGGGTCTTTTGGGAAAAATTTCTGAAAACCCCCTTTTTAAACCCCACGTAAAGAGAGCCACTAGAGCCACTTACCTCTTGTTTGCAGTGTTCTTAGGGCCACATGTCTAGAGGCACGCAGAGGCACTCAGAGCCACGTCTAGTTTTTCACTGCCTCAATTAAATTTCGTCTGTGGCGGCGCGCTCGCGCCCACGTGGCTCTAAATCCGTACCCCGTGCCTCTGCGTGGCTCTGGCGAAGTGCCCCTAAAAACACTGCAAATACGAGGTAAGTGGCT